AGCTAGGGATTAGGGATTGGTACGGGTGATCTGAAGGTTGGAACCCTCGGTAGCATTGTAGAGAGCAACAAACGGGATATTGATGATACGGGACTGCGGGTTTTCCACGGGAATATCAGCACCGTTAAACTTAACTTTCGGGAAGAGGAAAGTATAGGCGTTCGTACCAGTCGGATCATCAACAGAGACTTCAATCTCGGTTTCGGTTTCATTGAGGAAGCGGTTCATAAGAGAAGCATCTTCAAAGTAAGCCGAGATAGTGCCTTCGACTTCTGCACGACCATACTCAAGTTGAGGAGTGCTATCCGAACCAACAACAAAAGTAGGGCTCAGAGAGTTGTTAATCGTAAACTCAATCGAAGTAATAGCAGTGTTAGCAGAAAGGGTAGAACCAGTATCCTGGATACCGATAGTACCCGAGTAAGCGTCGAAGGGCTGGTTGCTGGAAGCAGCGTTAACAGAACGACCAGAACCACTGACACTCATATCGCTACCAACAAACGAGAACGTGGTGTTGACCATCTGGTTGGGAGCAATAGAAACCGACATGCTAGAAACAGCACAGCCAGTAAAGAGACGATACTGAGAAATATCTTCAGCAGCATCCTCAATAGAGAAAGACTTCAGAGTAGTACCAACAGTGATTGTGTCGTCCGAAGCAAACGACGAGAACATAACACTTTCAATAAACGGGTCAAAGTCACCTTTACGAAGGTCACAGGTAACGTCGCCACCAACCTGCTTGTTGCCATGACGGTCAACTCGGGGAATACGGTCAGGACGAATTTCGTTGCCCTGTACACGGTCCTTAGCAAGGTTGATTGAATGGGTATTAAACGGAAGAGCGGTAGTGTTACCGGCAGGAGTAGTACCGAAAGTAACTTCTTCGATATACGACAGACCGGAACGAGAACCTTGTGCGAAAGCCATTTAGCTTCTCCTATCAGTTATAGATGTACCAGTCTACCTCGACCGGAACGATGTACCACGGAGACTCTACGTATCCCATACGCCTCTCCGCTTTTTCAATTGAAACAATAGTTCCGGCGCTAGATATGTCTGTGGTAGCATCAAACGCAGATACGAGAATATCCGCATAGTCGTCAGCAGCACCGGGACCAGTATTTTCTGGTGTATGGACCATTAGTCTGAATACACCAAGGTAAAGTTGTTGTGGGTTAGTGAACCTTACAGCAGGAGCGCGGTAAGTCGGTATCAGAGAACAAGTAACAAACGGTGTTCCGGTGGTGGGTTCGTAATGAGTATTCTCGTAAACCAGGTCAGGAAGACCAGCAGTATTACTGAGTTCAGTTTCTAGACAAGACCTGATATCGTCGTAAATACTCATCTATTCATCCATCGGTCAATAGAGGCTTGTAGAATTACGTTAAGGTTTCTACGAGCAATCGTAAAAGGAGCATGTCGGCTTTCTACTTGGTGAGCATAGACTGCACCATTGGAGATATAGATCGCAGGGGTAGCCTGTAGGTCAGCAGCTTGAACTTGTCCCTGCATACGATCCCTAGCCATGTTGATGTGATAAGGCCTGGACTGTCCACGAGGTTTCCTGTCAGACCTAGTTGAAGGCGGATGAGGGGTATGGCCTTGGGTAGTATAAACGTTCATACTGTCGGCGTAGTTACCAGTATCAACAGGAGTGTTGGAAAGAATGGTCTCTGCTACTCCCATCGTAGCATCTTTCAAGGCTCCCTCGAATTTAGCAGTGTCTTCTTCCATCTGCTTTTTAAGCGGAATAAGAACTTTGCGACGAAAGTCGTTGATTTTCATGCCAATCATCGTCTGAACAAGCCTTCCTTTACAACCGAGTAGGCTTTGTCTTCATCCCACTCAAGACCACAGAACTCTACTGCGTCTTTCATATCACTCGGATCACCATCAAGAAAATACAAAGGGTACACTTCTACGTAATCAACATGTTCCTTTAGTTCTTCAATCTTTGACAAGTAATGATCTGCCCAAGATTTCCACCCTTCGTGGGAACCAAACCCCTTCATGAAATGGGTACGCATACAGGAGTCAGCAATGCTATCAATGTCTCTCCTGACGATAACCCACTTAGCATCAGGGAAGGCTTCATGCCAATTCCACCAGAACTGTAGAAGTTTTATTTCTTTCAGGGTATCAGCACCACGCATCTCTCTTACAGTATCAGTCCTCAATTGATTGCTGTCGTAGTTTGCGTGAGGAGACAAGAAAGGCTTGATACCAAGTGGATCGGCGTTATTCTTACGCAGGAACGGTTTAATGACCTTGTTTTTAACAGCCTGGCTTTCGTTTAGAGTGTCTACATTGCCGAGGTTGGCTCCACAAGCCTTCAGTACACCAGCAGTTAATGTAGTACCACTTCTTGCACATCCAGTAATAATATTCATTTGCAAACAGCCACGAATGATCCAGCCGATTTTCCGATGTTCACAGTGGCCCAGTACTTACCGAGTTTATTCTTCCACCAATCTGCATCGTGAATTGTTAGATGAAGTTTTTTACCAATAAGTCTTCCACAACCATCAGGTCTGGTAGCAATCTGGAAAAATACCCCTTCTTCTGTACAATCGAGGATATTCTCCAAAACAGCGTCTACCTTGTTTTCTGGGATATGTTCCATAACATCTGTACAGAAACCGTACTTGGCTAACATTCCTAGCGGTTCCCACAGACACGCTTGCACAAAAGGTACGCAGACACTTGTATCCAGACAATTACTTGCAAAGTCAACACCCACAACTTGTATACCAAGTGTTTTAAACTGTTGAGTAGGGCGTCCAGTGCCACACCCGAAATCAATAACAGAGTCACCAGCCTTTATCCCTAAACTTTTTATTGCGAGAGAGACAAGAGTTTCTCCGGGTGCTACTTTTCGGTACTGGTCAAAAGTCCAAATCTTTTCGTACTTCTGACGTTCTTCTTCTGCTAGTTTATCCATAGAGTTCCTCAAGTGGTCGGGTAGGAAAGCATTTAATCGCAGAACCTTCTGGTCCAACGTAGTTGATTACTTCGACACCAGCTTCGTCTAGTTGCTTTTTTGCACCAGCAAACCTTTTGGCCCAAGAGACGTAATTTCCAGGGTTTCTATCCCAGTCATACCCAGAGTGGAAATGTTTCTGCTTGTCCATCTTCATATCGAAGCCGAGAAGCCTGATGTGTTTAGCATTCTTTAGGAAAGCGACATTTAAAGCGCCGTAACCAGAATTCAAACCTCTTACAAGGCCGGGGTTTGTCGACAAGTTCTCTCTGTGGTCGTTCTGAACGTAAAGGGCATCTTCTATCAAGATATGTCCACCAAGATGCCTTAGACCTAGTATCTTCTCTCCTGGAAATTGGACTATCTCCTCTCTGGCTCTATTTGCGTAGTTACGATCCATTGTAAACAAAGCATCACAATTTGCTATGATCGCACTTTTATTCGCTCCAACCGAGTAGCCATCCAGTAACTCGAAAGGAAAGCCAGAGAGGGAAGGCCCACCACCAATGACGTAAACAACATCATCTGACCAATCACCTGTTATTTCTCCGTAGTCTATTCTCTCACTTGACATAGGTAGCACACTGGACTTTCACCAGACATGATCTTTGAACAACGAACAATAGACACCTTATCACCTTGTCCAGAAACTTCGTCGTTCACTTCGGGTTCGGGGATTGTATTGCCAGAGGTATCTAGGAGAGTAAGTACAAGACGCCTATCCCCATACAGAATATTAGTTCCGTCAATCTCTCCGAGGCGATAATCATAGAAGTATCCTTTGACGGTATACGTTGCTTCCGTAGTACCAGTTACGGTTCCAGTAGACACGTCATAAGAACCAAAGGACTTAACCCCTAGTGTCAACTCTTGGCCAAACTGATTGACCAAATATCTCAGGTCAGCACTAAGCATCAGAAATCATCAGGAGTGTAATAGTCGTTAGTCGAGTCGGTACCATTGCGGAAGCGATCCCGAGTAAACGAGGGTTTAATCCTATCGGTCAGTTGACGAGCAGTCTCCAGTTCGGTTTCAGAAACACCGCCGTACTTGATACCCAGAGAACTGCCGTAAGTTTTACCTTGACCCTCTAGTTTTTCTGACAGGCCCTGGTAATGTTTGTGTAGTTGAGAGTAAGCTGCCGAGAGAGCCCCATCCAGTTGAGTATCAACACGACGAGCATACTTGGAAGCCAGTGTTTTGGCAATCCATGCAGCAGCATAGTAAATGTTGTTACTCGTCTGGGATAGGGCAAACTCGATTTCTTCATCTTGGACTTGTTGATCGGTAGTGTCCGTGTCTCCTACGAGAAGCCGAACCGAATTAAGCCTACCAGAAGTAGTGTCAGTAGAAAGGTCAGATTCATCGTAGGACCAAGACATCAATCAATCTCCATCTCACCGTAGAGTGAACGCCAGCGGCGAATATGTCCACGCTGTTTATCCAAGATTTTAGATTTGGAGCAAGACTTTCGAAGGAACTCTTTCTGAGTTTTAGTCTTAGCCTTGACTTTAGCATTGATGCTATCGACAAGAGCAGAAAGTTCCTCAGCATTCAGTTCGTCTAGTCCATCTCCAACTTTTTGAGACGCTGCCAGTTCATCCTCTAGTTCATCGTTATGATGAATATAGTCTTCGCGGTAGAGGATCATGACCTTATCAAGATCAACTCGTTTCTCTTTCCACTTGAACTGTTGTCCCACTTTCAGTGATCGACCGGCCGAAGTAAACGGTACTTTGACAAACACCGGCCGGTCGATTTGAAAGGGAATAGCACTAGGCCGGGTCATACGCTATTCCCCCTCTATTACGCGACAGCGTTAAGGAAGAAGTAACCAAGATCAGGGCCGACAAGTTTCATGTCGTAAGCCATCTTGACTTCAATCCGTTCAGCAATCTGCTTAACACGGAGCCAGTCACCCGAGTAGGATTCAACCGTAACACCGAGGTTGTTAGCACCCGGAATGCTGTTCCAAGCAAACGTCAGGCCCGAAGCAGGCGTCATCATGCTTGCACTCGAAGGCGTGTAGCAGAGCAGGGCATGTTTGCCACCAATGAATTCATTGGACTCAGCAACACCTTCAGCCGAAGCATTCTTGACAGCTTCCATCGTGTAGAAGCGTTCAACTTCGAAGATTTCAGCCAGCTTGGCATCAGTAACCAGAGCCGTGTTCGTGACCGTGGCACCACCATTGAGGCGGGACAGGATATTCGGGTTGTTGATGAGTTTATCCCGAACTTCCTTACCGACAACCATCGTGTTGGGCTTAAAGCCACCCGACACCAGTTGAACAGTACGGCGAGCCGTCTGAACATCAACGATAGGCGTCGAGTTGGTATAGTCGTCCCACTGACGGAACTCACCCGAACCCGGGGTAGTGGCCGAGCCGGTAACTTCCGAAGTCCAGACACCAGTCCCAAAGTAGGTCGAAGCAAACTGCTCTTCACGATGGATCATCATGCGCATGGCAAGCGTTTGAGCGCCAGCAGCACGAGTTTCCAGAGCGGCATCTTCGTTGGCGATGGTCTGCTCGTCAAAGTCCATAGCAAGGCCATAGACGTCAGCCGAGTAGGTGTCGTTGGAAATCGACATACCGATCGTTTCAAGTTCGGTACGCGGAGCAACTTTAGCCACATCGCCAGTGCGGTTCATGTTCGCACGGTCGTAGATGTAGTATTTATCCGATTGATGTTGAACACCGACCAGAGGGAAAATCTTGTCGGCAACGAAACCTTCCCCAGACTGGACATATGCCAGCGTGAGGTTGGAAAGCGGTTTGTCCAGGTGGACGTCGCTAGGAGTCAGAAGAGGCATTAATTAATCCTTTTAGTTAGCGTTACCACCGAGGAAGAAGTCGATAGCAATGATCTGACCATCGACGCCTGCTTCCCGAGCATAACCCAGAATGATATCACCCGAAGCAGCGTCAACACAGGCACCAGCAGCGTCCGAACACACAGCAGCACCGCGAGTAACATTACCACCAGCTTCAACCATCAGACGGCCCGAGTAGGCAACCGTAGCGGCTTGGCCAGCAGTAGGTTCATTAAGAAGAACACCAACGGAAGCGACACCGGCACCAGCGGCATCAACTTGACCATCAGCGGCGAGGGCGACGAAGTGGAATTGCTTGGCCGAGCCAGCAACATACGTCTTCGTCTCAACGTTTTGCATAGTCGCCATAATTATTCACCTTTGTAGATTTTATGGATCAGGGACTTGCCTTTTTCCGTTTTAGCAACAGCAGCATAAGCTTTGGCATAGTCCTTCTTAGCAATGGAATTTTCTTCCATGTAGGATTTAACGAGTTCATCCAAAGCAGTTTCGGGATCAGCCATATCACCCTTATCTTCAGCTTTGCCAACTTCTTCCATCTTTTCAGAGAAGAGGTTATCAACAGCACGGAGGAACTCAAGAATTTCTTCATCCTCAGCATCAATAGCTTTGAGGAGAACTTTGGCATGGTCTTGCTTGATATTCGGAAGCAGTTCTTCACACCGCTTGGTCAGTTCAACTTCCTTACGTTCTTCTTCAGCGGCTTCAAGACGCTTGAGAACAGGGGCAGGAATATCGGCCTTGACAACCATCTCACCGTCAATTTCAATCGTCTCGGGTTCAGCTTTTTTCTCGATGGTTTCAGCCTTGATGACGAAGCCGTTTTCAATCAGACCTTTCCGAAGACGTTCGTTCTCAGCCTTCAGTTCATTAATCGAGTCTTCAAGGGCTTCAACATCGACCTTTTTGGTCTGATCGTTAGCCATAGTGTTTACCTCTTTAGTTTTAGAACTACGTTTACAAATGGAGACAGAAGCCCCCGGGTTAGCGGGAACATCCACAAGGGACAGTTCCTCAAGAATAAGGTTCTTAAGAAGAAACATCTTCCATCTCCTTACGTTCAGCCCGCCCTCCAATGGAAAACGCGCTTAGTTCACCAGATTTGACACGCTCCCAGACTGCATCATTGTACACTTTCATGGCAACGATCCAACCTTCACGTTCACTCTGGATGCCGAGGGCCTGACCAATTTCCTTGGTAAGAGGAAGAGAATGGATTACTTTACCAACCTCTTCGCCATCGTGCATTTCTTTACCGACACGAACTGTTTCCATAAAGTCATTAACAGCTTTAACAAGAGTGTCGGGCTCAATAACATCACCTTGTCGATCAACGACAGGTTCGCCCTTTTCAGTGACGACAGAGGCCCATCCGTAGACAAGCCGCTGCTCTTCGTCCATCTTAAGGATTTTACCTTCAATGTTCATCAGGAAGCCTCGATAGATTTGAGAAGTCGGAACTTGCCCTTGGCCTGTAGTAAAGGCTGTGATGGGCTAAGTTCAGTCCAAATGTTGTAGTAGTAGGTGGAGTTCTCCTGGACAGAAATCAGATCAGAAGGAGTAAGACTGATAGTGAACTCCCCAGTACTCTCATCGGTAAGAGTAATATGACCAGTGGCCGTGGAGAACTCCCAAGAAAGACTGCCATCTGCCGTAGTACCGATAGTCATGGTAACAGTTTGGCTGGCAGGAGTAGTAATCACCGTATCATCCCTATCTTTCGCTAAAAGGGTGAACTGCACAAACTCTCCCTTATGGAAATCAGTGATATCATAAGAGGTCGCCATTATTCGTTTATCCTTTTAAGAGGTAAATCCCCGG